TGTCTGGCCGGGCTGCTGTAGGCGTTGTTGATCGCGCCCACGCTCTGCTGGATCTGCGCTTGTGTCGCCGCGTTTGCCGCCGTGGCTGCATTCGCTGCGCTTGAATTAGTTCCCACGGGTTTCTCCTCGACATATGCGCCCGACTTGCTGGTGCGTGGCGTCAAGGTGGTGCCCAATAGCGACGCACCCAAACCCAAAAGCGTGCAAGTCGCGCATTCGCTCGCAATCAGCATCCGAGTACCCGTGGCGCGTGCCGTTGCGAATAGAATCTACTTGGTTATTGCTAGCCGTTCCCCAACGCAAATTGCTCTGTGCGTTGTTCCTAATATCGTCATCCCAGTGCAAGCCACTCATACCCGAAGGGCGGCACCCGACAAAAGCTTCAAGCACAAGATGGTGCACTTTGCGCTGGTTGCCCCCGCCGATAAAAACGTAGTTGCAAAAAGCCCCAAAGCGCTGTTTAAGAATACGCCCGGCCGCTCGGCCCCCCTTGGGCATTGCGTACCCTAAAGACCGCACACTGCCAAGGTCGCTGACTTCGTAGCGCCCTTCCATACCGGCAACAGGTTTCCAAATTTCAGCGTTCAATGTTTGCACCTCGCGAACATGATAGCATCCGCGCCGTTCGCGCAGTAGCCCCTCATTATACCCTCTTTGTGCAACCCCAGGGTCGCGTACCACTTATGGGCCTTCGTCCTGCTCGCCAGGGAAACGCATTCTAGCCGGTGCGCCTGCCCAGACAGGAACATGGCGTTCATTATGCGGATCGCGTGCCGGGTGATGGAGAACCAGTGGTCAGCGAAAGCCTCTGGCGTATTGATCATGAAATCCCGCCACACGCCGGGGCGCTGCTGCACATACCCGGCAACGGCCAGTGGCTTCCCTTCGTTCGATTTGAAAACCCACTTGGGGCCAATCGTATTCCAGGCGCCCACCGCGGCGCCTTCAGCGTTGTACTTATCGCCTGTCAGACTTTCTAACTGGTCCCTCTCATCCTGCGGGGCGCGCTCGGCGACGATCAGGAAATCGAGCAGAAACGGGTTGCTGTATGCGTTGACGATCATGTTGTTATCCTGCGCTTGGGGTTGTGATGGCATAAAGTTGTGACGCCTGCCAGCTCCACGCTTGGTTCGGCGCCCACGTGAGAATCATGCTGTAGCTCACCGCGCTGAGCGGCATCGCGATCGGCTGACCGGGCAACGTGTCCGCGGCAGTTAGTTCGTATGGCGCCGTCACCGAGAGCGACGTTGCGAAACCAGGATTATCGCTGAATGACGTGAGATCGGTTTCGTCCCATCCGAATTGCACCGTCACGTCGCCAGTGCCGGCGAGATCGAAGCCGACCAGTTCTTTGTTGAACCCCAATCGCGTGAGGTCAAGGTACGGCCACTGCATGACGCACTTGAAATCAACACTATGATCTGCCACTGTTCCTGTTGAGAATGGCGCTTGAACCGGAGTGAAGTTGGTCGTGTACAGCGCGGAGTTCGACCAGCGAAACTCGGCAAGGCTGCCGTACCAGAAAGTGTTCTGGATTGTTGACTCGAAATCTGCGCCGACCAAATACTGCCCGCTAAGCGCGGGGCCGAGCGCGCCACCGCCGATACTGGTATATGGCGTGCCCCCTACACCGTCAACATACATTGTGAAGACGTTCCCATGTCGCACTAAAGCAAAGTGATGCCACGTGCCAAGTGCAATTCCTAAGAGCGCTTGGCTGACTATCACAACAAAGTTGAGCACATCCGTGCCGCTACTACCATATGCCGCAAGGGTTCCAGTTGTCCCGGTTCCGGTCCATGCAATCCGGAACCCCTGCGCATTCCCGTTTGAGAAATCGGATACAACCATCGATCCGCCGCCACTGTCATACGCCTTAAGACTGAACCATCCTTCCCATGTAAAGTCTCCTAGCCCTGGATCGAGTGGGAAACCGGGAGTTGAGGGGGTTTCAATGTACGCGCCCGTCTCAGCGCCGTACCAGTTTACAACCATCACAGCGGGGCTGAAGAAGCCAGTAACGCCGGCTACCTGCGCGCCGTTTATCGATGTCCACACCAAGTTGTTTGCCGACACGTCGGTAACCGTGTACCCCGGAGTGCTCAGCGGCAGTAGCACTTCCACACCGGCCGGGGGCGTCAATGTGCCGCCATAATCATCAACCAACGTGGCCGCATCGAGCTGCCATACAAGGTTGCCCGCGGTGCGCAAGTAGAGCACTTCACCCTTCAGCGTCCAGTACGTGATCGCGTCCGGGAACACGTACCGGCTCCACGACTTCTGTGAGTTGCCGTTCACTGTGAGCACAAACGCCTGCGGCCCGAAGATGGTCCACTCCTGGCCGCGCGCCGGGTAGTAAAGCGAAGTCGGATAGTAGGTGCCAGCGGCGAGCGCCGCCTGAATAAGAACGTCGATAGGCTGCCCGAGCTGGCCGGTAGCCATGTTGGCCGTCGCGCCGGTTGTGCCGACATTTCGCAGGCCGAGATTCGTCAGGAGCAGCGCGTCGTTCGCTATGCTCTGCGCACCGAGCGTCCACACTGAGCCGACAGGCTGCGCGTCCAGGATCGCCATGTTGGCCGGGTCCGGATCGATCTGCCACATTTGGTAGCCACCCGAGTTGATGGCGAGCAGGTTTCCGCGGTACAGGCAGAGAACCTCCATTGGGTTATTGCCATAGTTGTTGAGCCCGGTCGGCAAGTACCCCGCGTTGTTCGCTGTCGTGTAGTCAGTAGGGTTGACGGTCGCACTGTACGCCACGATGTCGTTGTCGCCGACGAAAACCTTGCTGGCGCCAAGTGCCACAACTTTTGATACCGGCAAGTTCGGGTCCTCGATCTGTCGAGATATCGCAACCCACGACATGTTGCCATCCGATACGGAGCCGCCAATTATGGTCGGCCACACGGGTTCTGTTGCGCCGGATTGTGTGAGCGGCTCGGCCGTCCACGTGATGATGCTCGAGCCAACAGCTTCCCATATGACGGTGTTGTCATCCACCGTGTTGCCCGCGATAGTGGGCCACGCGGGTTCTGGTGACGCGGCTGAAGTACCAGGGCCGACTTGCACGGCCTCGTAGATAAAGTTGGTGATCGCGGTAGGTGTTTCCAGGTTCCACGTTATGAGATCAACGCCCACGGTGTCGCGCGACGCGGTGCCGGATGCGGCGTGCATCGCCACTCTGCAGGTTATAGCCCCCGCGGGCGCGACGAAGACAGCGGTCTGCTTTGTCCATGCGCTAGGACTGCTGTGCGCCCCGCCATCCGTAGTGGAGATAAGCGCCGTGGCACCCGTGTCGCTGTACCAGTTCATCTTCGCCGAGACTGCAATGTTCGAGTCGCCGCTCGTGCCGGTTGTAAGGTAATACGTGACAGTTATGGACTGCCCCGGTGCGCACACACCGAAGGTGTTCATCGTCATCAACGCGCTCGTGGCGCCGGGCGGGTTGATAGCCTCGTAGTGCCCCTGGTACGGGTTGCCCGCGTTGCTGATCGACCACGCCTCGCCCGAGCCCCCAAATGTCCAGTTACCGTCGTCGCCCGCTTCAAAGTCGCCATTTGGAATAGCGTTGATGACGGCGCCTTGATCGACCGTTGGTGTGACAACAGATCCGGTCGGGTAGATCGTACCCGCTTTCCACGGAGCAAGAGTGCCGCTAATAGATGGCAAGACACCCACCGCGCCAGTAGTTGATGCTGTGGATGCCCCGGCAACGTCCGCCGAATTGCCGTAGCGATCAGTGATGTTCGTAGCCAGCGGCTCCGTTGCCACTGTCGCGGCTGCTGCAAGACCAGATGTAACAAAGTCTCCAAATTCCTGCACCGTTCCGCCAATGTTGGTAGGCCATGTCGGCTCTATCTCGCCCGTGTGCGCGTTAGGCGTAGCAGCCGTGGCTTTGTAGTAGTAGCCGTTCGGCACTGTCGGCTCCATCGTCTGATCGACTACGATGAATGTTTCCGGTGTCCATGTCGGAATTGGCGCGATATCCTGCACGGCTTGATACGCGAGGCCGTTTGGTGTAACCGGCGTGACAATCGCGTTGGCTTGGTACACCGTGTTCGCGGCCCACGCGCCACCAGACTGTAACCAGAAGTGCGCGATGGCACCCGACGAGAATTCCGCCACGACGTACAGGAAGCCCATGAACGGCTTCGAGAACCAAATGAATGTGATCGTATCCCCGGTGCCATAGGCGGCGATGGCGAATGGCCCCGAGCCCGCGGTAGACGAAGGGATCGGGCTGCCCCCCTCAGTGGCTGAAAGCGTGAACGTGGTCGGGCTGAAATTCACAGCCGTAACATAGTACGTGGTGAGTACAGCGAACGGCGCCGGCAGCGTTCCGCCAACAACCACGGATAGCGTAATCGGCGCCCCTTCCAGCAGGGTGTGCGGCTGAATAGTCGTGAAGACCGCGGGTGCTGCATCGGTAATCGCAACCTGCATGCTGACGCTGGCATTGACGAGGATATTGTCAACGTAGCCCGCTGGTACAGTCGTCGGCACCGTAGAGAAAACCTGGAACGCGCCATCGAAATACACAAGCCCCGCGGTCGTGTAATCGAGCGTCGCGTTGCGTATCGTGCCCTCGCGCGGAACCACGCTGCCATCGATCGTAAGGCGCGCGTTGAGCAAGTCGTACAAAGACGACGGGCTCGCGCCGGCCTTCACGCGCAACCTATTTATGCCGCCTTTAAGGACCGTCAGGGCAATGGGGGTGCCGCCAGGTTCTGCCACGTTAGCTCTCGAACGTAACGAGCGTCGGGCGCACCGCTGGCGGAACAGGACGCGAGCCCGGAATATACCGCCCCGTCTTGTGCGAGGCTGCTACAAGCTCACCGCGCAGCGCGTTGGCCTGTGCCTCGATGTTGTTTGCATCCGGCTGCCCGTAGTGCGACTTGGCGTTCGCGAGCGCGTGCAGGAACACCAGCTCACTGTCGATCGTGGTCTGATTGCCGGCCGCGCTGAATGCCTGCAGACCGAAATGCCCGAGCACCCACAGCCAATAAGTCTGATCTGGCGCCGGGTAGACTTCAATCGCATTGCGGATCGTGTAGCGCGCTGGGCGCCACGGCTTCGCGAGCATCGTGTAGAGCGAGGCGTCTATGCCCTCTACCAGCGGCCACCACACATTGCGCGAGTCCTGCGCGTATACCGCCGCGATTGGCTTGTCAACGTCGAGGGTGCGCCCCTCGAGCACGTTCTCGTCGTTGTCGAGCAGCGAGTAGAAGCGCTGGCCGGGAACCATCTTCCATCGGAACCAGCGGCGCGTGCGAAGCTGCGAGTAGCGCCGGTACAGGAAATTCTGTGAGGACTGCAAAAATTCCTGGATCAACGCGGCCATTCCGGGCGGCGGCGTCGTGGTCTGATTGCTGAACCCCAATCGAATGAGCATGCGCGTGGTGAGTGTGCCCAGCGTGTCGTAGCCGGGCGCGTCAACGACGACGCCATTGTAGTTTATCGGATCGAGCGCGTTCGGGAAGTCCCACGCCGGCTGCGAGTTCGCATTTCGCGTGATTGATACCGCAACTTCCGTATTTGTCGCGGTCGCGCTAGGCGTGCCAGTTATGAACGTGACATTGATCGCGAGCCCGGTATACGCACCAGGGGTAAGTACAATTGCGCCGCTCTGATTGCCCTGCACGCCGAGCGGCAAATTTGTGGCTACCCAAGTAGCGCCGCCATCAGAAGAGTACGATAGCACCGCCGTGCTGCCGTCGTTCGACAGACTAGTGATCTGCCACTCGAGCGATATGCTTCCAGTGGTGTCAAGGCACTCTTCGTTGCCGATGAAATAGATGACGCCAAAGGGCGCCACGTCGCGGTTGCCGGTCCACCAATACCGACCGTCACCGCTGTCCGGGTAGTTGACATCGGCCGGGACCATGCTGAGATTCGACGGCGGGACATTGCCCGCGGCGTCTTGCCACGCGCCGGGGTTCGTGATGTCGCCTTGGCCTGTGGGCAGGATCGCGGTCATTCTTCATCCCCTAAACTAAAAACGGGCCGAGCAAGGTGCCCGGCCCGTTAACTGTCGCTTACGCAACAGGAGCCCCACATCATGCCATCAGCTCGTCGCGCTCCGCAACCTCTCGAGAGATTTTGGCGTAGTGGGCCTTGGGCGCGGTCCCATTCGCTTTCCTCTCGTCCTCGTCGGCCTTCGCCTCTTCGATGGCCCGCTCCAATGAGCGAAGGCCCTCGATGGCGCTGCCGTAAACCGAGGCCACATGCGGCACACCACTCTTGGCGTCTGCGCCGTAGCGACGAACCAATCGATCGTACTCATAACCCGCTTCCGGGTATGGCCGATCTACCAAATCAAAAACTCCTGTCGGTTGTACGTTGCCTGGATCGAAAATGAACGTCAGAACCGGAATTTCCCAAAGCGGTACCGCTCGGTTGTACACCGTGTTGGTATCGCGAATAACCTTGACCTTTTGGTACAGCATGGAGTCTGTCTCCCGTTGGTGAGTGAAAGCCCCGGATAGCGCCGGGGCTCGCGTCGAAAGGTCCTCTTAGTTGCCGAGCAGTGACGCGCTCAACTGCGCGATCGCAGCCACGGAGCCAGTCGTGCCGCTCGCCTTGTCCGTCACAACCGCTACCTGCACGCGGACATACTGCTGCATGACCACGTTTAAGAGCTGCACCGGGATCGTACCGACACCCGCTTGGGTGAGAGACGCAGCGTTCGTCCACGCCCCTGGCACGTCGGGCGCACCCGCCACGTCGTTCGCAGTCTGGATGTTGAACGTAACGAAGTTCGCCGCGAGGAAGGCCGCCTGCGCTACCAGGACACTTAAATCAGTCTCCAGGAACGGACTGTCGGGTGACGTGTTGACGCTGCCGATCTCGCCGCTGGCCTCGAGGTTGCCGAGCTGCATGCCCGTCACGTCGTACACAGTCGTCGGAGATCCGGCCGTCGAGGCCGAGGTCGTGTTGATCGCCGTGCCACCAACTGTGGCCGCCAGCTCGAACGTGTTGGTCGAAGTCGCCACAACGTAGTACACGGTGTTTTTCTTGATCCCGGTCGGCACGTTGCCACCGAGTTTAACCGCGCGCCCGTTGGCAAGCGTCGCCGACGTGTTGAGCGCTAGGGTGAACACACCGGGTGACGCGCTCGTGCAGGTCACGCCCGTGTAGTTCACAACCGGAACGCCCGTCCCCTCGAACACAGGGGTTGACCCCTGCGGGTCTTCAAGCGCCATGTACGGCTGTCCGTTGAAGAGAACGTAGTGGTTCACGTTGTACGCCGCGGTCGTCACCGTCGCGCCGGACGGAGCGATGAAGGCGCCCGCAACTGCGTTCGCGTAGGTCGTTGCCAGCGTGAACGAGGTTGTGGAGTTCGGGATGACCCAGTATTCGACGCCAGGGAGGAGTGGCAGCGGAGGCACCGCATTCGTCTGACCCCCGCCAGTAGCGGTATTCAGAGCGTCGAAGGTAATCGTATCGCCGAGCACGAGCCCGTGCGTCGAACCCGTTACCGCACCAGTGGTCTGCGTGACAGTAGTGCTGCCCGTTGCCGTGGTGTAGGTAGCCGGGTAGGCCACCGAGCTGAGATCGTTAACCAGATTTAAAGCGCGCATGTTGAAGTCTCCTAATTGCCCATGTTCCGCACACCACGTATCGTTGCCGATACTGTTGCCTGCGAAACCCGGTAGCGTGCCGCGAGCTGCATTTGCGTAAATGCTTTGCTAGCGTACTCTGCCCGGAGCCGATCGCGCAAGGCCCGATCTAGCTTCGATCCGTAGCGGTATCTCCGAACTACTCGCACGACTCGTGCCGTGTTTTTCGCCGTCTTCCCGCGCTCCACTATGTCACGAGTGTTATCCTCGTGCGTGCCCGCATAAAGGTGCTCGGGGTTGACACAATTGCGCACGTCGCATTTGTGGCACACGAACATCCCTAGCGGCACCGGCCCATGATGCAGCTCAAAGCTGTACCTATGCGCCGTCCAATTCCCCGACCCGCGTCCGGCAACTTGAATTTGCCCGTAGCGGTTCCCAAAATTCCGGCCGCCAAATATCCAGCAGCCGCCATCAATCTTCTCAACCCGTCGCCAAAATCGAACCTCTGGCGATTGAGGTTTTGGCCCTGTCTTCATCGCGCTCTCCGGTAGTTTTAGCTACCGGAGAGCATATCACAGAACGTCTAGAACGTCTAGGCTATACTGAGCACAGCGTGCGCATTGCGCTTGCCAGTCGTGAGTGCCGCTTTCGCAGTCAGGCCCCAATAGTGCACATATCGGTCGTACACGCGAGGCGGGGTGCGCGAGATCATCCAGTGGCCCTGGATTGGCCGCAGCTTGAAATACTTCATGTTCAGGAAGTAGCAGCGCTTTGACCACGGGATAGCCGGGGCGTCGAGTGCATCGAGCACCGACATCACGGGGTCCCAGTCAATCTCGAGGCCCTTGAAGGACAAGCCGGTCTTGGCACCGCTGCCGACTGACCCATCCAGCGTCACACCCTTGTTCATGCCGTCCTTGACGAACACGTTGCGGATGATCGAGCTTTTCGCGTCGGCGCGATACGCGTCGAGGAATTCCTCACCGCACAGGATAAGGTCGGGGGTGAGGCCGCCGTAACGTGTGCAGTCGCGCCATGCCAGTTCCATCTGATTAGTCAGGTTGCCCGCGACCGCGGTGCTGATGCCCGTGATCGCATTGTTCTGCCACCAGGGATAGATGGACTGGTCGAGACCACCGACCACGAGCGACACCGTAGGAGTCGTTGAGACCAGCGCGTCGAGGCCGGGGATGTCCGTCGCGGCCTGCGAGCCGTCCCGATGGATCATGTAGTCAAAGTTCTCCTGGAAACCGAGCTTCAGCGTCTCGCTATTCTCGGTCAGCAGATTCGTGAGCTGGATCTTCTCGGCGGCGCTCGGGCTGGATGACTTGTCATCCGTCATGAGAATGCCGTTCTGAGTAATTTCGTCTTCGTTCAAACCGAAGCCGTCGTGGAACGAGCCCCAAGTGTACTTGGCCTGCTGCAGCGTGCGCTTGCGGTTGTAGGTAACCTGCGAGTCGCCGAAGTAGGACTGGAAATTCGAGTCGTTGGAGTAGCGGAGCTGCTCGACAACGTACTGCAAGGCACCCACGTAGGGTTTCTTCTCGGCCATCAGCTTCTTGAGAAGCGGATGGTTTATGTTAATCTGGTCGATCGGATCGTTCTTCAGGTAGAAGTCGATCGCAGCGCGGCCGCCGTAGGATATTTGTTCTGCTGTAAACGGCATGTGTGCAAGTACCTCAGTGCGTGAAAACGAAAACCTTATGGCTTTGCTTCCACCCTCCAAGGATTGCAGCCCTTGGTTCGTCGATCGGCAGGTGCCGAGCGTTCCGGGAGTGACTCCGGTTACACTCAAGGTATCTACTAAGTCACAGCAAGGCTACTGCAAGAGCGGGTCTATTGTCAACTCTAGGTAATTATTCCGCTGGCACAGGCTCTTTGTTCACCCTGGGGACCCATCCCAGCAGATGCTGAATCTCGTGCATATCGCCGGGCTCGTACTCCCCCGGCAATGGCTTGAGCTGGTGCGGCTCCGCGGCCAGCGGCATGTCCTTGGCACCCGCGACGTTCACCAAGTAGCAGTCTGTCCACAGCGCGGTGTCGTACGTCAGCGCATGCGCACGGCAGACTGGGCGAGACGCCAAGGGCGCGACAATCTCAACGATCTCGCCATTGTACTGAGGGAAGCAGTAGCTGTACTTGATTATCGCGAACTGGCCGACGAGGTAGGTCATTTCAGGCACGCTACAAAGAGGCCACTGTCCTTGTCCATAAATGGCCTACCGTTAGCGGTCAGGCACGCCTCGGCATTGCTGCTGTACGCCGGTTGATGTCCCTGGATATCCGCGCAACACCGAATATCGGGGGGTTTTGCGCATCCCACAAGAGCGAGTGCCATGACCAGACTGAGCCTCACATGAAATCCGGTGTAATCGGCTGGCCCTTAGCATCCACCCGCGAGATCCGCACGGCCTCGAGCGTGTTGCTATCCGCGAACCGCTTGACGACTTCCATGCACGCCGGCACGTGCAGACACCCCAGTGCGCTCACAAGCTGATGGCTGCCATCATGATGAATCATGATGAAACCCCGAACGTGGGTATCGAGCACGATCGCGATGGCTCCGTTGATGCCGTCAGCCGAAAACTCCGGTGAATCCGCCGCCTCGGCGACTGAGGCAAAGAGACATCCGAACGCCACCACAAAACACGCAATCGCCATCATTAGCTTATACATACGTCCCTCACTTCATCGATGCGAGCGCTGCGTCCATCGCGTCCAGCGCTGTTTTCGGTGCGCCTGCCCCACCAGCGGCCGAGCTGCGAGCCCGGAGCGGCTGACTTACCGGGACGCCACCCTTCACGAATTGCCCTGTAGTGGTTGATCTTACCGGACCCGCTGCCGCTTTGGCAACCCTATATGCCTGCTGAAACCGCGGAAGCCATTCCTTCGGCGGGACATTCTGGTAGTCCTCTCTCAGCTCTTTGATCAGTTTGGGCGCGAGCAGTTTGAACTGCGGGTCCTTGGCAGCCGTCTCGGTCTCCCACTTGTTCATGTCAACGCGCGCGGTTTCCTTCTCCTGCGCGTACGCGGCCTCGGTGCTCTGCGCTGTGCGCGCCGTTGTCTCGATCTCGGAGCGCGTAGTTTGCTGCCGGCGCGCGGACGCCATCTGCCCGGCCCATGCCCGCGTCATCTGGCCCTGCGCCACCGCGGCGACGAGATCCGGGAAGTTTTTGATTGGGTCCGACGTGGTGCGCTCTTTGCCGAGCAACGAGGCAAGGCGATCCGCGATGTTCTCGATCAGCCCGAGCGCCGTTTCCTGCTGCTTCGGATCTCCGCTGTTGAATAGCTGCATGAACGACAGTACCTCACCGTACTGCTGCGGGTTCATGCCGGTCGCACGCACGCCGTCCACGATATAGTCAAGCTGCTTCGTCGCTTCTGTAGCTTTTGCCTCGGTATCTTTTGTAGTCTTTATGAGCGTGCGAATTCGGTCCTGCGTTTCCTTCGCGAGCGTCGGCGGAATAGGATCGTTTACAGCGTCGGGCTTTTTGGCGGCTGCTGCAGCGGCCGCGTCGTCCTTAGCCTTATCATCTGCACTACGTTCGTCCCCTGGCTTTTTTCCGGCAGGCTCGCCGGGTTTTCCGTCAGCAGCTTTGTCTGCTCCAGCGTCCTTTCCGTCGCCAGCCGCAGGCTCCGCGCCCTCTTCAGGAGGCGATTCGCCCTCATCTCCCAAACCATCGCCTTCCAGCTTATCTTCAGCATTAGCATGTGGGTTGGAAGCAGAATCCAAAACATCGTCGCTTTCACTCGGAGTTGGCGCAACATGGGAAGCTCCTGGCGATGCGGAGTCGATCGCCGCTGAAACGGCATCAAATATAGTGGGCTCGGTCATGTGGGATTCTCCGTTATTAATGCGCGGTCAATTGTACACCGGGCGCTGGCATAGGCGTTGGTGGAACAGGACCCGCGGGCGATCCGCCCGGAGCCGGTGCGCCGCCCGGTGGGGCTCCTGGTGCGGCCGGATTATTCGGTGGCGGCGTCTGCGCGTCGAGTGCGAGCGTCGGCTGTAGTAGGGTCGCAGCAGCCTGCGGCGATATCTCACCCTTGAGCTGCACCTTGACATCGACGGGAGGAGCGTGCGGCTGCATACCCGACCCAGGCGATCCTGGAGGCGGCTGCTGCGGGATAAACCTAGTGACATCTGTGTCGTCTCCTAAGCGTAGCATCGTCTCTTTGACCAATTCCTCGAGGCAGACAGCAAGTGGTATATTCCCCATCGCGCGAGCTTGCACGATCTGCCCTATGATCTTCTCAAGGAGCGGCAGTACCTGTCCCCACACGGCTTGATCGCCCTGGCGAGAAGGCTTGCCAGTGCTGCCAGCTTTGATCGTAACGTCAACGAGAGTAAATAAATCATTGATGTCCATTCCATGCGGCCAGAACGCCGTGTCGCCGGCCATGCGTTGCACGGCCTTGGTCGGCAGCGCCTGTAGCGCCTGCTCGGCGGTGTATTGCGCGAGATCAGTCAGCATCCAATCCATGTTGTCGCGATAGGATGTCGTTCGCGCGCTCGTTCCACTTTGCTGTACGCTCACTTCTGTCGCGGTTGGCGGTGTCCCAGGCGCCCCACCACTTTGCAGTGCTTCTTGTACCCCACTCACGCGCTCCATGTCCGAATTGATTGGCTGCACGTCGTATAGTCTCGGATCTATAGTCGATACCGGCTTTGCAGCGAACAAATTCGCGAGTGGCGTCGCCGGATCGCTCGGCCGAATCGGTATCAGCTCCTGGTGCTTCGCTTCCACAATTTTCTTCGCTTCCGTGTCGTCCAGCCCGGTAGCGTTGAACATCGTGGCGGGTATCGCACGCTCGCGCGTAAGTCGAAAATTGCTCCGTGTGCACGAGTATTCGTCCTGCAACTTGTACAATCGCCAAGATAGGGACTGCGGATGTCTCGAGCCGTCCGTCTCGAAAAACGCGGTATAGAAATACGGGAAGTAGCGGCTGGTCGGATAGGGCGGCGCAAAAGGTTCCTTCGGCCATACTTTCACTCCCTCCATCAATGTGCGAATCCGCTTGTCGCGGCGGTCCCAAATCTCGATGACGCGATACAGCGGATTCTCTTCCGAGTCAGAGCTGTTGGTAGAGTAGCTCTCCGCGTCCGCGGCGGTAAGCTCACGGCTATTATCTATGGCGTCGATATCCGCCGTCACTGCTTTTGGTTTCGACTGATAGTATTGCTTGGCCGTTTTCAGATCCTCAAGCTCGAGGCGCGGAAATCGGGCGAGTGCATCGTCCTTCTCCACGTAGATTTCGTTGCCGATCCAATTGGCGTCAAGGTAGTCTTCGATCGAGTCCACGTCGGTCGAGACCTGAATCTGTTCGGCGCGCACGAAGTCGATAGCGAACATGCGCTTGATGGTCATTTCAACCTTGTCCTCGAGTTCCTCCATCAGCGCCGACTTCTCGGCCTTCTCCGCGGCGATCTCGTCCTCGCTACGCCCCTCCGGGTCCTCGAGAAGTTTCTCGCACGCCTCAAGGTGCGCCATCGTCTCGCGCGTATCGTTGAGCGCGGTCTCGAGTTCGGAGTTCGGCTCTTTGTCGGCGATCATCGTGCACTTAAGCCACCCTTCAGCGACGCTGAGAATGCTGCGCACATTTTTCTTAGCCTTGCGCTTGAGCTTGCCGTCCTTCCATAGCCGGGATATCACTATTTCGAGCGTGCGCGCGAGTTTCTCCATCGGCATGGTGCCGACGTTATCAACCTGCGGGCTCTTGCGTACCGATACGTCCGGGTCGCGTGCGTAAATGAGCGACGTGAGGATATCAATGAGCGCGCCGATGACGTTGGTCGTTACGGCCCACGTTGGATCTGACTTCCCCTGCGCATAGCGCCGGTCGATCGCGATTTGACGCCTAAAAGGTTCATCGAATTTCCTGGCGTGGTCATACGTCTTGAACCATTTCTTGACAAGGATCTCTTCCTTTTCATCGCCGGCCTTGTCGCGCTTTTCTGTCTTCTCAGCTGGCTTTGTGTCAGTGGTTGACTCGCTATCGTTGGCGCCGGACGCGTCGGTCTCTTCCTGTTCGGAATCTTCCGGCTTATCGTCTTGCTCGTTGTCGAACGCCATAGGTTACAGGAGGTGCGGCAGGAGCTGGCCCAGTATGAAGCCAACGCCGGCAGCGGCAATCACTACGAGCCCGCACTTGCCCCAATTGGCTTTCACGAACGCGAGATCGCTGTCAACGACGGCAATCTTGCCGGTGACTGTGGCCTCGAGCGATGCAAGGCGGCTCTCCACCGTTGTCAGTACCGGCGTGAGCGAGGGCACTACAGCTTTCGCTTTCGCGATGGCCGCAGCGATGTCTGACTCGATGGTTGCGATGACGCTTGAGAATGTGGTCATTGGTTGATACCTTTGGATAGTGGCGAAATGCCCGAACCCGCCGAGCTTGGAAATAGTTGGAGCTGCGTTTGTGTCGCTGCTCGCGGCCTGGAGTAATTGCTCACCGCGCTCGGCGGCTGCGGTGCCCGCGCCGGCTGGCGTGGAGGTGGCTGCACTGGTCTCGGCGGAAGCGCCGCCTGCTGCAACTTGGACAGGCCCGCTGGGGGCGGCGACGTTGACCCCGGCAGTATAATCCGCGCCGGGGGTGCCGGCGCTTGGGTAGGGTTTGGCGCGACTGGCGCGGGGGCCGGGGCCGAGACCACCGGAGCAGTAACCGGCTCAGGCGTCGGCGCAGGGGCCGGCGCGGCCGAAGCGACTTCCGGGGCCGCGGCCGCGGCTTTTTGCTGTAGCCAAGGCTCAGACGCTGCTTGCGCTGCGGCGGGCTCGCCAGAGAAGTTGCGGTAGGTCATGATGTGTAGCGCACCTTTGGTTTGTCGGAATTCGAGCCCCACTCGATCCACTTGCCCGTAAATGGTATCAGCAAAGGGCGTGCCTTAGCAACCGGCTCGAACGGCGCCATCATCTGATCCAGGCCGCGCCCGATCAGGCCGCACACGTCCGGGCCGTCGTCCCATCGTCCGCCAGGGAACTTGAGCAAATTCTCGATCGTGCGGTCGGCCCATATCCGGTTCCTCGGGAAGTGCACGATACCGGCGCCGACGCGCGCGTGGAACGCCTCGAGCTTCATGCTCTTGTCCTGTATCGATGGCAACGCTTCGAGCGTCACGTATGCCTGCGCCTCGCGCATCGCCATGCGGATGTACGGGCCGATGGCCTTGTCGATAAGACCACCTTCATGCCACCACCTCGCCGGCTTCCACATCTTCACTTTTCCGATGAACGCAGCCACGCTCTTGTCTGTTTCACATTGAGCAAACCACCAATCGAGCGCCCACAGTTCGCCGCGCGGGTCGAGGCCCCAGACGCCGTGTTCGGTAAAGTCGGGCTCGCGTTTGCCTTGTTCAATCTCCGTCGTAGCGTAGTCGCTCGCGCCATATATGCGCAGTACCTTCGGGCGTGCATGTAGCTCTCCTGGTGGAAGATCCGGATCATAGCGCGTGGCCTCGAGCTGCTCGCGCTGAAATATAATACCGCTGCCCGGCGCGGGGCGTTGCTGGTAGAGGGCGGACCACGTGCGCTTGGCGCGCGGATTGTCGCGGAAGGCTTTCCAGTGCTCCGGGGGGAAATACTCAGGCCATATGAATTCTCCCATCTTGCGACCGAGCACGTCGTCGGCGCGCTCGCACTCCGCTTGAAGGCAGAGCACGTCCCACACCTGATTGTCGCGACATTTGATTAATCCCGACTCGCCGTTGTAGTCCGCGGGTAGGATCGAGCCTGCGAGATCGATTTCCGACCACCGCGTCTGGATCAGGAGCACCCACATCTTCGGCTTGGCGCGGGTGAGCACCGTGTCGATGAATTCGCTCGCCACCTTGTCGCAGACGGTCGGAGAGTCCGCCTGCTCGCGGTTCGCCGTGGGGTCGTCTATGACTGCGCCGTCGAAACGGTTGCCCGTGATGCC